CTGGGTCTTTACCTGTAGAGGTAAGTATAGATTTAAATGTACAATATAGATTACAAGATGGCTCAACGTCAACATTACAAGATGACTTTAATACTTATTTGGATTCTATTATGGACTCACCAGCAACATCAGCAACAACCGCAGTAGTATATGGTGCAATTCCTGAATCAGATTATTTTAATGTAACTGGAGATTATAGTACTATTAGAAACCCATACGATTGTATAAACAATTTTACTCAAAACGATTTAAGTTCAGGTTCAAACGATAGTTGGTATTACGCTAATTTTGAATTTGAAGATTATGATTCAACAACAAACAATTATACAGGTTATTCATTCTATTATGCTGTCTCTAATTTAGTGTCTGGTGGTTCAGGTTCATTTACAGGTACCATTACAGGTTATTCATATACTTTTACAGGAACTGCATATTCTGAATTTAATAACATGGTAATCGCTACGATTCGTTCAAGAGGTATTACTCAATATGAGAACAGTAGTTCAAGTATTAATCACGGACCTGTTTATCAAGTTGGTATTGATTACGATAATAATAATACTTGGGTTCCAAATAATTTAAAAATGATAACAACTGGACAATATTCAGGAGTTACTAAATCACCATATGCACAATTTGCTTTATCAGGTTTAACTAAAGAGGGAACTGCGTTTGAATTAGAATCATCTTTATTAGCATCTGATGCAAAATATATCACTAAAGTTTTAGGTGTTGATAATTTTGGTAAATCAAGATTTGAGGTTCCAATTTATGTTGAGGAAGCTTATCAAGCGTCTTTAAATTATGCGTATAATCAAGGTTATATTCGTGGAATAAATCCTTTATTAATTGCATTACCTGACGCTAGAAGTGAAAATACCTCATCAATTGCTTATAATGTAGAAAGATATCAATCACCTGAAACACCTTATTTAGTTTCAGAATTAAGAGGTAATAAAGTTTATAATTTATTTAAATTTGTATCAATTTCTGATGGTGACGCAGCAAACACTGAAATTAAAGTTTCAATTGCTAACTTATCATATAATAATATGTCTTTTGATGTACTAATTAGAAATTTCTTTGACACAGACTCAAACCCTGTTGTTATTGAGAAGTTTACAAATTGTAACATGGACCCAGCATCAAATAATTTTGTGGCTAAAAAGATTGGTTCTACTAATGGAGAGTTTGCGTTAATATCAAAATACGTTATGATTCAATTGGCAGACGAATACCCAATTGATGCATTACCTTGTGGTTTCTATGGTTATACTCAAAGAGAATATCAAGATTATAACGTTTATCCTTCACCATACCCTAAATTTAAAACAAAATACTATTTCCCTGGAGAAGTTATTGCTAACCCACCATTTGGTGCTGGTGCAGGTGGAGGAACAATTGAATCTGCGGGTGACATTATTAGAAGAAGTTATTTAGGGTTTTCAAGTCAATTTGGTATTGATGAATCTTTCTTAACTTATAAAGGTAAACAAACACCATCAAATTGGATTTCAAATCCATTGGCTGAAGGTCAACGTTGGAACGTAATAAGTAAAGGTTTCCACATGGACTCAGGAGCTACGGTTGTAACAATTGGAATAACTTCAATGTAAAGTGGAGAAACAGCATTTGAATGTGGTGTTGCAGAATTTAGAGAAGACCCAGGAACTCAAGAAAATCCTTACTACTTTATCTACTCAAGAAAATACACAGTATGTTTCGCAGGTGGATTTGACGGATGGGATATCTATAGAGAGTGGAGAACTAACCAAGATAGATTCCAATTAGGAGCTTCAGGTTATTTAGCAGGTGCTGCACCATCTTCAAGATACCCAACAGCAACAGGTGATGGTTTATTTAAGAGAATCGTAATTGAAAATAATACACAAGATTTTGCAAATACCGACTACTACGCTTACTTACTTGGTATTTTAACATTTGCAAATCCTGAATCAACAAACATTAACGTATTTGCAACCTCAAGTATTGATTATGTTAACAACTCAAACTTAGTAGAAGAAGCTATAGATATGGTACAATTTTCAAGAGCTGACTCAGTTTATATCTGTACAACTCCTGACTATCAAATGTTTACACCAGACTCAACTAACCCACAAGATGTCATCTACTCGCAAGAGGCAGTTGATAACTTGGATGGTACAGGAATTGACTCTAACTATACCGCAACTTACTATCCTTGGATTTTAACAAGGGATACTGTAAACAATACACAAATTTACTTACCACCAACAGGTGAGGTTTGTAGAAACTTAGCATTGACTGACAACATTTCATTCCCTTGGTTCGCATCAGCGGGTTACACAAGAGGTCTTGTAAACTCAATCAAAGCTAGACAAAAACTTACACAAACTGATAGAGATACGTTGTATCAAGGTAGAATCAACCCTATCGCAACTTTCTCTGATGTTGGAACTGTAATTTGGGGTAACAAAACTTTACAAGTTGCTGACACAGCACTTAACAGATTGAATGTAAGAAGATTATTACTTCAAGCTCGTAAGTTGATTTCAGCGGTGGCGGTAAGATTATTGTTTGAACAAAACGACCAAATCGTTAGACAACAATTCTTAGATAGTGTTAACCCTATCTTGGATTCAATCAGAAGAGATAGAGGTTTATACGATTTCCGTGTAACTGTATCTTCAACACCTGAAGATTTAGATGCTAACAGACTTGTAGGTAAAATCTACTTAAAACCAACGAAGGCATTAGAATTCATTGACATTGAGTTCTTCATTACTCCAACAGGAGCTTCGTTTGAAAATATCTAATAAACTTAACGGGGGTACTTCGGTATCCCCTTTAATTGCCAAAGTATGAAAAGACAAATTAAAGAAGGATTTAAAGGAGAAGGAACTCCAGACATGAAATATTATGCTTTTGATTGGGATGACAATATTGTTCATATGCCAACAAAAATTGTAGTAAGGAGTGAAGATGGTGAAGAAATTGGTATGAGTACTGATGATTTTGCAGAACACAGACATGATTTAGGTAAAAATCCTTTTAAATATAAAGGTGAAACAATTGTTGGTTTTGCAGAAGACCCTTTTAGAAACTTTAGAACTGCAGGTGATAAAGATTTTTTGATTGATGCGATGAGAGCAAAAGAAGGACCAGCATTTGGTGACTTTAGAGAAGCAATTAATAATGGGTCAATTTTTTCAATTATTACTGCAAGAGGTCATAATCCTCAAACATTAAAACAAGCGGTTTACAATTACATTGTTAGTGGGTATAATGGTATCGATAAAGACCAACTAATTAAGAACCTAAAAAAATATAGGACGTTTATCGGTGAGGAAGACATGAGTGATGACGATTTAATTAAATCATATTTAGAACTCAACAAATATCATCCAGTTACTTTTGGTGAAGGAAGTGCTGCCAACCCTGAAGAACTAAAGGTTAGGGCTATGGACGAATTTGTGTCCTATATAAAAGGAATGGCTGGAATACTTAATAAAAGAGCATTTATTAAAAATGATATTTCAAATAACTTTATACCAATGGAACCTAGTATAGGATTTTCAGACGATGATATAAGAAATGTAGAAGTAATGAGTAAACATTTTAAAGATAAACCAGATAATATAGTTAAGACTTATTCTACTGCTGGAGGCATTAAAAAGGAATATAAATAAAGAATAATCTCACCAAATTAAAAGTAAAGAGAAAAATTTTTTAACAAGACTATATTTATAGATATAAACAAAAAAGAACTTAAAAAAAATTAAAATAACATGGCTGATTTATTAATGAAAATGCCGATACCTTACGAACCAAAACGTCAGAATCGTTTTATCCTAAGGTTTCCATCAAGTTTGGGTATAAACGAATGGTTTGTTGAGTCAACGGCTAGACCACACATCACAATTGCTGCAACGGAAATACCATTCTTAAACACCTCAACATATGTTGCAGGTAGATTCAACTGGCAAACAATCCCAGTTAAATTCCGTGACCCTATTGGACCTTCAGCGGCTCAAGCTCTTATGGAGTGGGTTCGTTTACACGCTGAATCAGTTACAGGTCGTATGGGTTATGCTGCGGGTTATAAAAAAGATATTGACCTTGAAATGTTGGACCCAACAGGAGTTGTTGTTGAGAAATGGATTCTTTACGGAACATTCTTAACAGATGTTAATTTTGATTCGTTAGCATATAACACTGATGGTTTAGCAACAATTTCAGCAACATTAAGAATGGATAGATGTGTGTTAGTTTACTAATACTATTTACGAATTTTTAATTCTAATTATATTTAACCGTAAAGCAATAAACTTTACGGTTAAATTTTTTATATGGACAATCAAACAATCGACTACGGTCAACAAAATTTCACATTACCACACGATGTGGTACCATTACCTTCTCAAGGTATCTTCTACAAAAACAAAAAGAAATCAATTAAAGTTGGTTATTTAACCGCTGCCGATGAAAATATTATAATGGCAGGTGGAAATGATTTAACACTTAATTTATTAAGAGCAAAAATATATGAACCAGATATGAGGGTTGAAGACCTTATTGAAGGTGATGTTGAAGCGGTTCTAATATTTTTAAGAAACACAGGATTTGGTCCTGCAATTACTCTAAATCTTACAGACCCTGGAACTAAAAAAACATTCCAAACAGATGTAACATTAGACCAGTTACCAATTATTAATGGTCAACAACCTAATGATGATGGTACGTTTGTGATTAATTTACCAAAAACACAATCAACAATTAAACTTAAACCACTAACATATGGTGAAATTTTGGAGATTGGTAAATTAGCGGATTCATACCCACAAGGTAGAGTTGTACCAAAAATTACTTGGAGAATGCAAAAAGAAATTATTGAGGTTGACGGCTCAAATGACAAATCCGTCATTGCAAAATTTGTTGAATCAATGCCAATCGCTGATTCAAAATTTGTTAGAAAGTTCATGAATGAAAATGAACCTAGATTAGATATGAATAAAACAATTATGGCCCCGTCTGGAGAAAAGCTAACAGTGAATGTTGGGTTTGGGGTCGAATTTTTTCGCCCTTTCTTCTAACTATAGGAAAAGTCAGATAGATGAATTTTACTATCTGAATAATTTAATGAAAATAACATATCAAGATTTTAATCAAATGCCGATATTTGTAAGAAAATATTTGTTGGATAAATGGATTGAAGAAAATAAGAAGGACTAAATTTTAGTCCTTCTTCTATTTATATATAAAAGTAAACGTAATTTATGGCAACTGATAATCCAAACGACAAAGGTAGCATCAAAGACCTCAAAAAGACTTTTGAGGACTTGGGTAAACCTATGGACCAAATTTTAAATGCTATTGGTAACATGTATAGCGAAGCGGATAAATTAAATAACGCTTTCTTACAAGGTAGAACCAGATTAGATGAAATGAATGACGCTGTTTCAAAAGCAGCTGCTGGTGTTATTCGTTTGGGTGGGGATATTAGTGATGTTGGTAATACTATGATTGGTATTGCTGATGGTGCTAGAAGAAATGTTATTGCAACTGAAGACCAAGTTAGTAAATTATATGCTGCAACAACAATATTGGGTGGAAGTACAAAAGACTTAGTCGCAAAATTTGATGATGTTGGTATTTCTGTATCTCAAATTGGTACAAACTTAGAAAGTTCTATTGAGTATATTCAAAGTGTTGGATTAAATGCTAAAAACGTAATGGGTGATGTTACTGGCAATATGGAAAAAATGAATCGTTTCCAATTTGACGGTGGTGTCGCAGGACTAGCTAAAATGGCAGCACAAGCATCAATGTTAAAATTTGACATGAAAGAAACCTTTGCGTTTGCAGATAGAGTGCTTGACCCTGAAGGGGCTATTAATATGGCTGCGGCATTTCAAAGGTTAGGGGTGTCTGTTGGTAATTTAACTGACCCTTTTGCATTAATGAATGAGTCAATAAATGACCCTACAGGATTACAAAACAGTTTAGCTAGAGTTGGTGAAAAATATACTGTTTTTGACGAAAAAACTAAAACTTTTAAAATTAATCCACAGGGTGTTTTAATTTTAAGAGAGATGGAAAAAGAAGCTGGTTTGGCTGGAGGTACATTAAGTAAATCTGCTTTAGCCGCCGCTGATTTAGATAGGAGAGTTTCTAACATTAATCCATCTCTAAAGTTTGATAGTGAAGAAGACAAACAATTCTTAGCCAATATGGCTACCATGAATAAAGAAGGTGAGTATACCGTTCAATTAAAAAATGACAAGACAGGGGAAGTTGAAACCAAAAGATTAGGTGATATTACCCAAGAAGAAATGGAGAAATTAAGGGAACAACAGGAAAATGCACCAAAAACTTTAGAGGATATTCAGAAAAAACAATTGGATGTTTTAGAAAATATTGAAAGAGCTATTTCAGGTAATGTTGCGAAAGCAACCTATGGAATTGCGGGGTCTTCAGTAATTAGAGGTAATGTTACAGGTGCCGAAAGAATTACAAGAGCAGTTACAGGTGCCGTTGATAAAAATGTACCTGAGAGTGCTGAAATCACAAAAAGTGTTAATAATGCTGTTGGTAAAATGTCAGAACTTTTTATGCAAAAAGATACTGGCAAATTAAGTGATGCTGATTTTGCGATTAAAATTGCAAAACTTGAAGAGGAAGTTAAAAATAAAGCCTCTGAATATGGTAGTAAAGGTATTGAAACTTTAAAAAATATATTAGAAGAAACTAATAAAAATATAACAGGAAGTAGTGGTATCGAAAAACAATTTAAAAAATATACTGCAGAAATGTTAACGGGGGAAAAAGAAATAACCCCAAAAAGTACTAAAACAAGTGCAATATCTGGAACTCAAAAAGTTGAGCCATTAACAAGAAGTCAATTTTTTGGTAAAGGAAGTGGTATGAGTACACCAGAATCAAAATCAAAAACAACAAATGTTAATTCCCAAGTAGATTTTGGGGGTACAATAACTATTAAAGTAGAAGCGCCTGCAGGTGTTAGTGAACAACAATTTAAGACATTTTTTGAATCTGAAGAGTTTAAAAAGAAGATTTATGAATATTATAATCAAAAGGCAAAAGAACTTGAAAAAAGATAAATGTCTTATAAAAAAACACTATCAACCTATTTATTAAGAAAAGTATAAATGGGTAGTCCGTTAGATTATATTAGTAGTGAAGTTTTTAGAAAAAAACTTATAACAAGGAATTTAGTACCTTATGCTAAGTCCCCTACCAAAGTTACGCCTCCTACAACTTACGAAATTATTCAATCAGATTTATCGGTTGTAGATAGTCCTGATGGTCTTATTGATACAACTTTCTATGCTGACAAACAATACCCACTTAATAGATGGGGAAATGATGGTGGGTACAAACAAGCCCCTGATATTTCAGGTAATTTAAATACTGTTTCAAATAAAGGAGAATATGGTCCTGGTCAACAAGATGCTCATATCATTGACCAAGCCAAGATTGCGGCACAACAAGGATTTGGTAGTGGTATTCCACCATATTTGCCACTTAACCCTTTTGGTAATGGTGGGTTACAACAATATGATGCTGGTGATTATATAACAACACCTGATGTCATTTCAAGTTCAATTCCTGGTGGTGCAAGACAATTATATAATAATCAACCTTACCCATCAATATTTAATCCTTCATCATATACTCCACTATCAATTTTATTAAATCCAGACCCACAAGGTAATAATGGACGTTTGAGTCAAGATTCATTTATTGCTCGTTTAGGTGCTAAAACACTTAAAAGAGAATTTCAAGAAAGAATTGGTAGAGCGATTATTAGAGAAACAATTGGTCGTGCCAATTTCTTAAATGTTAACAGTAGTACTAATCTTGTTAATATTCTAACAGGTAGAGTTCCTTTAATTGAACCTAATTATCAAATTACGGTTCCGTCCAACCCTATAACCGCAGCGGCTGATTTTGCGCTTAGATTGGGAGGAGGATTCTTACCTTTTTCATTAATACCTGGTTCATATTTCGACCCAAATATTAATCCACCAAGACCTGGTACTATTGCCCAATCATTACTCGCAAACCCTATTGCGGCAATAGGTAACTTTGTTAGTAACTTATTAGGTGCGGGTAAGACTGGTACTCAGATATTTTATAATAATACTGGTGCGGGGCAAAAATCTATTTTATGGAAAAACATAAATTACAATAGGTTTAAACCAAACTATGATAGAACCTTACTTGATAGATTAGGTGGGGCTATTGTTGGTTCCGAAACAAATAATGCTAATTTTTATGTCGGTTCAACAACATCAGACCCATCAAGAGTATTTTCTCCAAGCAGAGAGTTACCTGTAGATGCATTTGGTAATGAACAACAATCACCTGTTTATGGTCCGTCTGAGTTGGCTCAACTATATGAGGGTCCAAGTAAAGAGATTCGTTTAGGTGCTAATGGTCCAACCTATAGTAATGGTGGTGGTATTGAAGGTGGATTCACTTGGGTATCTCCAAAGTATAAAGGTAATGCTGGTAAGAAAGTAGGTGTTGGTGGTTTAATTTTGAGTCCAGACCAAGACTTCAAACCATCATCTTACAACACAACTGAATCAACCGAAAGAAGATTTAAAGAAGGGTCAATCCTTGACGAAACTCAAAGAATTATTGATAGCCAACCGCAAGGTGGTAAAAGACTACAGCACGTTGGTAATGCTATAGACCAAGTTAGTAAAGTATTCCATGATGGGTATAAAGAAATGACTAAGGGCTCTAAAGTTATAAAATATACTGGTGCAATTGGACAAGAGATTGGAACCGAGTACTGTAGAGTATTTGCAAAAGATATTCCATATCTTCAATATAATGACCTTCAAAAAACTGATGGTATTGTAACTGAAGGTAGAAGATTTTCATATTCAGTGTTAGATAAGACGTACAATCTTAACATTGCCCCAAACAAACAAGAAGGTGGACAAGATTCAACTAACTTAATTGGAAGTTATAATACCGCTTACGCTAAAAAATATATGTTCTCATTAGAAAATTTAGCATGGAGAACATCAAGTACACCAGGATTTTCAGTGTCTGATTTACCTGTTTGTGAAAGAGGACCAAACGGTGGTAGAGTTATGTGGTTCCCACCATATGGTTTAACGTTTAGTGAAACAGTACAAGCCAATTGGAACCCTCACGAATTCATTGGTAGACCAGAACCAATTTATACTTATAAAAGTACAACTAGAAGCGGTAGTTTAACTTGGAAAATAGTTGTTGACCATCCATCGGTTTTAAATGTTATTGTCAATAAAGTATTGGGTAATGAAACCAATAAAGTTAGAATTGATAGCATTTTAGAATCGTTCTTTGCTGGATGTAGAAAGTATGACTTATACGAGTTAGCCAAAAAATATTATACAATATCACCAAACGATTTGTATGACATTCAACAAGCAATATCTTCAAAAACATTAACAAGAGAACAGTTAGAGTATACTATTAATACTATAAAAACAACTCCTGATTTATCTAGTGATACAGGAACTGGAGGTTCACCTGAGGCAACACTTAAAACATTTGAACAACTTGGGTTTTATTTTGATAATGATATACCGAAAAAAGAGAATACTCCTTTTCAAACTGTATATCCACCATATATTAGCCAAAAAAACTATTACACTCAACAATCACCAAGTACTGCCCAACAAACTACATCATTTTTTGATAGTGTGGTTATATCTAATAAACAAAAACTTGAAGGGTTAATAGATGAATTAGATAAACAGTTTACAAATAACCCTGAAGGTACTGTAACAATTATTATTAGTAGTAGTACATCCGCGGCGGCTAAAAAGGCTTATAACGATAAATTAGCGGCAAGAAGAATAGATTCTGCAATGATATTCATCACAGGTAACAGTAAAATGACAAAGTATGTTACAGGCACACCACAAAGATTAATTGTTAAAGCAGGTGCAGCATTAGGTGAAAATGCTCAAGTTATGAAGTTTGATGATAAAACTAAAACTTTTGTACCTGGTAGTAGTGTTTCTTGTACAGATAATGATGGTGATAGTCAGGCATTAAATAAAGAAATTTATACGACAAACGCAATGGCGTGTAGAAGAGCGTATATTTCTAATATCCAATCAACACTAAAAGCGCCTAAAGTGGTACCACCACCAAAAGAAACTACGCAAATTGTTGGTAGAACTGTAATAAAAAGTGAAACGGTACCTGTTATTGAGGAAAAAAGAGTTGACAAAGATAATATTAGTAAGAGAGTTTTACGTGCTTTATTATCTGAATGTGATTACTTTGAAACAATTAAAGAGGAAACACCTATGGTTTATGATAACCTTAGAGATAAATTAAAATTTTTCCAACCAGCATTCCACTCAATTACACCTGAAGGTCTTAACTCAAGGTTAACTTTCTTACAACAATGTATGAGACCTGGTGATACAATACCAACAATTAAAAATATTAACGGAGCTCCAAGCCCTGTTTATAATGATGCGACTAACACCGCATTTGGTGCTCCACCAGTTTTAGTATTAAGGGTTGGGGACTTTTATAATACAAAGATAATTCCAAACAGTTTATCAATTCAATATGAAAATTTAGATATAAATCCTGAAGGTATTGGGGTTCAACCTATGATTGCGAATGTTACATTAGGGTTTAATTTTGTCGGAGGTAGTGGATTAAAAGAGTCTGTTGATAAATTACAAAATGCGTTAACATTCAATTACTACGCTAATACTGAAATTTATGATGATAGGGCAGATGCAACAGATTTAAGTTATAAAGTTATTGATGCTCAATTCTTAAAATCAATACCTAATAATACGGCACCACCAACCATAAATCAAACAACACCAAATAACGGTCAAACTAATGACAAAGCAATTGGGGATGTGACTAGTAATGTTATTGATGGTAGTGGTCAAACAGGTACAATTAACTATAGTACATTTATGGATAAAGTGGTTGAAGAAACTCAAACATATTTTACCAATGTTGTTAATAAAAACAAGGAGACTGTAAACCAATATAATAATGCTGTTCGTCAACAATGGATGATGGAAAGAACTTATCAAGATGGTAAATTTACATTAACTAAAGACAGTGAGACAATTTTATTTGGTAAACCTTACAACTTAGAAAAAAGAACTGATGATATTTTTGCTCAATTAGCTAAAGACATTAAGAATGGAGACGAAGGATTTATAAGTACTCTTAATAAATCTAACCAATTTTCAAACCGTCTTGTTAGTCAAGTTCAGGAAAATTATTCAAATTTTGTTAAAAACAAAAGAAGTTCATTTCAAAGTGCTGTTACTAACATAACAAATGGTATGGTTTCCGTTCAACAAAGTTATATTGGTTACATTGGAAGGGTAAATACAATATCATATAATGTACCAGCATATTCAAACACAGGTACTGATGGGTACCAAATAAAAGATGGGAAAGTAGTTTCTTATATAATATCAGGAACAACAGAGGTAGACCCAAGTTCACAAGGTGTTGCAAATACCATGGTTGAGTTTATTGATGATGTTAAAAAAATAAAAAGTGGTATCACGGAATTTAATACTGTT